TTTGATGCTCAAGTCCTAGCTACTAAAAGGTCGCAGTATCTTGATAAAACTCAGTTTAGAGCCCAGTACTACAACGATCCCAATGATACTGGCACCGCCCCAATCACTCGGGATATGTTTCAATACTACGACCCTAAATTCCTACGAACTGAGGGTTTATCAACCTACTACAAAGACCGCAAGCTTAACGTGTTTGCCTCTATTGACTTTGCCTTCAGCACACGACAAAAAGCAGACTACACCTCAATCGTAGTAGTCGGGGTTGACTTTGAAAACAATATTTATGTATTAGACATCGACAGATTCCAGACTACCAAGATAAGCGATTACTTCCAACACATTCTGACTATGTACCAGAAATGGTCCTTTAGAAAACTTAGGGCAGAAGTAGTCAGCGCACAGAGAATCATTGTCGAAGACCTAAAAGATAACTACATCCGTAAATACGGACTTCTTCTTGTAATTGATGAACACGCGCCTAACAGGCACATTGGTAACAAAGAAGAACGTATGGAAGCTGCACTACAGCCCAGATATGCTAACGGTATGATCTGGCATCAACGTGTAGGCCCTTGGGTACTTCTGGAAGACGAATTGGTTTCCCAGAACCCACCACACGACGATATTAAAGACGCACTTGCTTCTTGTATGGATATTTTAGTTAAACCGGCTGTAAAGAATGATGGTCCACAATTCGGCCAAGTAAGCAGCTTTGTAGAGAAACATCAGCTTTATCATAGCAGGTTTGGAGGAATCCATTAATGGCACTAGGCACAACTATTGACCTAGAAGACGTAGTTGATCCAGAACGTAAGGCAAATGAAATTGCTCGTAAGTGGGTCGAGTGGGACATGGCAAAAGCCAAGATTAAAAAGAACTGGTTAGAAGTTCGTAATTACGTATTTGCCACAGACACCACTACAACTACCAACTCTAAACTACCTTGGAAGAATAAAACTACCACTCCAAAATTAACACAGATCAGGGATAACCTACACGCCAATTACATGGCAACTTTGTTTCCCAAGCGTAGGTTTCTTAAGTGGGAAGCTTCTTCACAGGCAGCCGCCTCTAAGGAAAAAAGAGAGCTACTAGAAAACTTTTCATTCTCGTTAACATCCCATCCAGAATTTAAAAATACACTAGAAGATTTGCTTCTAGATTTTATTGATACGGGTAACTGCTTTGCAATGCCTGATTGGCGGGATGAAAACGTAGAATCTGCTGACAGAGTTAAATATGGCTATGTAGGTCCAATTCCTAAGAGAATCTCTCCATACGATATTGTATTTAACCCAACAGCTTCCAACTTTAGAGATAGTCCGAAGATTATCAGGTCTATCGAATCTTTTGGTGATTTAGAAAATAAACTATCTCAGTGGTCAAAGACAGCAGACGAAGCAGAAATTGCCCGTAATGTCATTGACAAAATGGCTCACTACAGAAACAAAGCCTACGGTGTAGAAGGTTTCGTAGAAAAAGACACAGCTTACAACGTAGACGGGTTTGAGTCTTTCCATCACTATCTTAGCTCAGGCATGGTAGAACTTCTTTACTTCTACGGTGACTATTATGATCCAGAGCAACAGAAGTTCTTTAAGAACAAAAAGATTGTTGTAGCGGACAGGTGTCACGTAGTATACGAAGCAGATGACCCTTCACCACTAGCCAAGACACCACTCTTTCACGCGGGCTGGCGTAAACGACCTGATAACCTCTGGGCAATGGGTCCTCTTGAAAACCTTGTAGGTCTTCAATATCGAATTGACCACGTAGAGAACGTCAAAGCAGACGTTTGGGACTTAGTAGCGTTCCCTGTAATTAAAAAGAAGGGTTACGTAGAAAAGTTCGAGTGGGCACCTTTTGGTGAGATCGTAGTAGATCAAGACGGTGACGTAGAGATTATGTCCCCGGATGCTCAGGCTCTCAATGCTAACCTAGAAATCAATGTTCTAGAGCAGCGTATGGAGGAAATGGCAGGAGCACCTAAAGAAGCTATGGGTTTCCGTACACCCGGTGAAAAAACCATGTACGAAGTTCAAAGGTTAGAAAACGCAGCCTCCCGAGTCTTCCAAGCCAAAATCGCTCTATTTGAAGAACACATTATGGAACCCCTGTTAAACGCCATGATTGTTATGGCTATTCAATACGGGGTAGATACGCAAATCAAGACTATTGATCCTGAGTTTGGTGCTGAAATCTGGCGTTCAATCAAAACGGAAGACCTAGCTATTCCCGGTCGTATTCGACCAGTTGCAGCTAGACATTTTGCAGAAAAAGCCCAGCTTATTCAAAACATCAATACTTTCTTCTCATCTCCTATGGGTATGGACCCTTCAGTTAAAAGACATTTCTCTGGTCTTCGTACTGCTCAGATGATCGAAGACCTACTAGAACTAAGAGATTACGAGCTACTAGAACCTAACATTGCTATTGCTGAGGAAACCGAAGCAAACAAGCTAGTGGCTAATGCTCAGGAAGATGTATTTGCTATGCAGCAGACACCCTCACCATTTGAACCTCCTAACCTACCACCAGTTCAATGACCGACAAGTTTAACTTAACTGATGAGTGGTTCTACGAGGCTAGGACAGGCCAAGAACGGCAGCAACGCTACGACACGGTAGCTAGTAACTACAAAGCACTGGAAGTCCTGTACGGGCTTCTAATGCGCCGCAAAGAGGCACTGACTAGAAAGCAAATGGACCAGAAAAATTACGACTCTGCTTCTTGGGCTTACCATCAAGCAGACCTTAATGGGCAGATCAGACAAGTGACCGAACTTATGAATCTGCTTAAATTTGTAAACGAATAATCAAGGAGCCTTGACCATATGGCCACCAATGAATCTGATAGTGTATTCAACATCACTGATGCCGATCTTAACTTTGAAGCAACTCAGACAAACGAAACACCTGAACTAAATACAGATGCTCTGAAACAAGCTTTGATCGGTGAAGGTAAGAAATACAAAACTGAAGCTGATGCTATCCAGTCTCTTGTATTTAAAGAAATGCACATCAAAAAGATTGAGGAAGAAAATCGCCTTCTTCGTCAGTCTGCTACAGAGACCAAAACTGTAGATCAAATCCTACAAGCCCTCAAAAGCACGAACGGTTCCCAGAATACGGTACAAGACATTGTACGCGATAATCAGAACGTCGATGCCAATAACAACGCTCCCGTAGCCTCGGTGGAAGAAGTTTCACGTAAGGTACTGGAAGCTCTAGAGGCAAAAACCGAAGCCAAGAAACAGGAAGAAAATATCAGCAAAGTAAAAGCTGCCCTTCTTTCTAATTTTGGCGCTGATTTTCCAAACGTCCTAGAAAACAAAGCTACTGAGCTTGGCCTTGATAAAGCTACCATTGATATGATGGCTAAAAAGACACCACAGGCACTTCTTAAACTACTAGACGTAAAAGCTAACGTTTCTATTAATCCTTCTCCAAACAACTCGTATAGAGTCCCAGAAGGTGTTAATACAGAAAAGAACGCTGCTTATTACGCTAAACTAAGAAAGTCTAATCCCAATCTTTATTACTCTCGTAATATCCAGAATGAGATTATTCAGCAGGCTGAAAAACTAGGGCAAAAGTTTTACTCTTAATTAGGAATTAATACATGACTTTTGCAACAACTACCGCAACTCCCGGTCACGTAATCCGTTCACAGGTATGGTCTTCACAGCTTAAGGAAGTCTTTGAAGACGACCTAATGGCTCTCAAGTACGTAGACTTTCTTACTGGATTCCCTGACGGTGACCAATTTAACATTGCTTCTCTCGGTCAGATGCAGACTAACGACTACGCCGAGGGTCAGGCAGTAAAATACTCTGGCTTCGACACTGGTCAGTTCACCTTTACCATCACTGAGTACAAGTCAATTGCTACCCAGATCACTAAGAGAATGCTTCAGGATTCGTTCCTTTCACAGCAGATTAAGGGTCAGTTCGTACCAAAAATGCGTAGAGCCCTCGACAAGACAATGGAGACAGACATCCTAGC